TCGGTAAAGTAGTATCCCTGAACCTGTGTGAAAAATTTGTCAGGCATCGGAACCCCGAAGATTTCAATGCCGTTGAGATACAGCTGAACATTGTCAGTCTTGAGACCGGTCGCAGAGGGGAGACCCCAGTGAAGGGACTTGACCGGGTGGTTGAGGAGACCGAGGTTGAACTTGCCGGAATCAAATGTGATCCTCTGGACCTGCTCGATGAGAAGCTCGTGGTCAGTGTTTACAAATGCGTCCCTCTCATCGGTGTCAAGAAGAATATAGTTGGCGTAAAACTTGAGTTTCGAGAGGAGTGAACCCGAATCATCCGGTGAAAACTTGATACGAACCTCAACCTCGTGATACTGGAGTGCCACGAGGGGCAAGTAGACGCTGTCGCAAAAGAAAAAGTGAAGGGGTATCCAATTGGCATACTTCCATGAAAGTGTCCCGGCTGAGCTCGTTCCGTGAATGGCGTCATTCTTGACGGATGAGTCGTTGAGAAATTTCTGCCAGTGCTGGACGGCGAAGAATGCATCCTGGCGATCGACGAGCTGACCACCGATGTAAAGATCGAAGATTGCGGGGCTCGCATCAGAGTCTGCCGAAATTCCACACGCGTTTGAATTGGCGGCGCTGCTCGTGACAGTCCCGAGACCGAGATCGATCCATATGTGGCTCAAGAGATCACCCTTGTTTGGAATCTTGAGACTAATTTCGCTATTCGTGGCAAGGGTTCCGAGGGGGTTCAGTTGAAACTCGCGCATGGCAAAGTTTGTGTGGCGTTTGTAATTTTGTCGAAAGAATGAAACTTCTGGATTTCCAGTGAGGTACACATCCTGAGCTCCCTTTGATACGAGTTCAACAGCCATTTATTAGTACTCAAGAAATATATTAAAAAGTTTACGCGCCTTTTCATAAAGAAATGGTTGTGTTCGAAGCACTGACGTGGGAGGCTCGTGATTCTGATGGCGAGTACGTGGTGAGTATTTTTGGTAGGTCCGCAAATGGAGATTCTGTATCAGTTTCAACTGCATTCAAGCCGTACTTTTTTGTAAAGCTTGCGAAAAATGCATCAGATTTGAGTGTTCATTCATTGTTTGAGAAAATTAAAAAGGCGTGTAGTGAAAACGCCCCAATTTCATTTGAACTTTTGCGATCCAAAGATTTATGGGGCTTTCAAAATAACGAACTCAAACCCTTTATGAAATTGAATTTTATGACGTGGGCCGCGATGCGATTCTGTGACAACAAACTGCGTAGGGTTCTTCCGGGTGAAGACCGAGTTCTCAAAGTCTTCGAGTCAAATGTCGAACCTCTGTTGCGATGTATGCATCGGTCTGGTATTCAGTCGACTGGGTGGCTTGAAACCGGGGACTGTTGTGTTCGTTCGCATCTGAATCGTTGCAAGATTGATCTCTTTTGCAATGATTGGAGGACATTGAAACCCGTCGCTCGTGATGACATTGCACCATTCATAGTGGCATCGTTTGATATTGAAACCAACAGCTCAACTGGAAAGTTTCCAGATCCCAATATACCCGGGGATGCGTGTTTTCAAATTGCAGTCACTTTGAAAAAAGTTGGTCACAAGGAGATATATGAAAAGGTTTGTCTCTGTTACAAGAAGACGGATGGTGACAATGTCGTGAGTTTTGACACTGAGCGGGATCTTCTTATAGCATTCCGAGATTACATTGTCAACCACGACGTCGACATTATGACTGGCTGGAACATATTCGGGTTTGATTTGGAGTTTTTGTATGTCCGCGCAAGTCTGAATGGGTGTCTCGGGGAGTTTTCGGACATTAGTAAAATTAAAAATCATGACTGTGAAATGGTGTACAAGAAGCTCTCTTCAAACGCGCTCGGTGATAACACCCTAAAGTTGTTTCCAATGCCGGGACGCTACGTGTTTGACATGTTCCACGACGTGAAGCGCGAACACAAGCTCGATTCGTATAGTTTGAATTTTGTCTCTGAAAAGTTTTTGGGGGACAGAAAGCTTGACATGTCTCCAAAGGAGATGTTTCGGCGTTTTGAAAAAGGGGACCCAATCGAGCTTGGTGAAGTTGCCGATTACTGCATCAAGGATACCGTCTTGCCTCACATGTTGATGGACAAGCTCTGTAATCTTTTGAATCTTCTCGAGATGGCCAAGGCGACATGGGTCCCGATTTCATATCTGACTGAGCGCGGACAGCAAATCAAGGTGTTCAGCCAAATGACGAGAAAGGCTCGTGAGATTGGCTTCATGGTTCCCACGATTCGGTGGGGTCAAGTGGCCAGTGAAACATATGAGGGTGCCACGGTTCTGGATGCCCAAACTGGAGCCTATTACACACCCATAACAGCGCTCGATTTTGAAGGTTTGTATCCATCAATCATGATTGCGCACAATTTGTGTTACTCAACCCTGGTCATGGATGAAAAGTATGCACATATTCCCGGGGTCACCTATGAAACATTTGGGACTCACAAGTTTGCCCAGAATGTCTCGAGTCTTTTACCAGCGATTCTTATCGAGCTCAAGCAGTTTCGTAAAAAGGCGAAACAGGACATGGCGGCGGCAACCGGTGACATGAAAAAGGTGTACAATGGCAAGCAGTTGGCTTATAAGATTTCTATGAACTCTGTGTATGGTTTTACAGGTGCCGGAAAAGGTATACTTCCGTGTGTTCCAATTGCTGCAACTGTGACAATGAAGGGTCGTTCAATGATTGAAGAGACCAAGGCGTATGTCGAAGCGAATTTCCCTGGATCAAAGGTTCGATATGGGGACACTGATTCGGTCATGGTTGAGTTTGACGTTCAAGGGAGGACTGGACAGGATGCAATTGCGTATAGTTGGGAGCTTGGCGAACGGGCTGCGGAAGAGTGCACAGCCCTTTTCAAAAAGCCAAACAACCTGGAACTTGAAAAGGTGTATTATCCCTACTTTTTGTATTCAAAAAAGCGATACGCGGCCAAGTTGTGGACAAAGAACAAAAATGGTGACATGCAGATGGACTACATAGATGTCAAGGGTCTTCAGTTGGTTCGGCGCGACAACATTCCATTTGTGCGAGAAGTTTGCAAGGAGCTTCTCGACGTCATCTTGGAGAGCAACAATCCAGAAGGCGCCAAGCGTATGGCCCACAGTCGCGCTGTCGAACTTCTTGATGGCCGAGTTCCCATGGACAAGCTCATTCTCTCGCAAAAATTGGCGGATGCTGGCTCCTATAAATCGTCCGACAAGGATGGGGATGGTAAAAAAATACAATCAAAGGACTACGAACGTGTAAATTTGCCACACGTGTCTGTTGTTCGCAAGATTCGTAATCGCGAACCGGGTTCTGAACCTCAATCGGGTGATCGAGTCCAGTTTGTGCTCATCAAGACTGACATTAAAAATGCGAAACAGTTTGAGATTGCCGAGGATCCAAAGTGGGTCGCTTCGAACTCCATTGCACTTGATTACGAATACTATTTTACAAACAAATTTATGAATCCTGTGTGTGATCTTCTCGAACCACTCGTCGAAAACCCCAAAGAAGCAATTTTTGGAGACCTCTTGGCTCCGAAGAAGCGTAGCAAGGGGAAACAAACGGATCTCAGGGATATATTCAAGAAATTCGAAGATAAACAAAAGACGCTTGATACTAGTAAATGACTACACTCTGTGAAAAGATTGAGGAGCTCATAGAGCTAGAGGTGAAGAAGCAGGTTCAAGAAGCTCTTTCAAATTATGCTGATATGATTTCAAAGAGTTATAAAATACCGCTGAGTCTTCTACTTCGGGACATTCCAACTATTAAACCAATCGAGTTGGATGCACCATCATCGTCAACCACGTGCTTAGGGTTACGAACAGGTAATAAGCGTTGCAAGATGAATGGGAAATATGATGGATACTGTCGTCATCATTTTACACAAAAACAAAAGACACAACCAATCAAAATTGTTCATGGGGAAGTTTCTCATACACACGGGTTTCCGCCAATGTATCAAGAAGGGTGCCCAGCTTGTGTCAAACCTGTAGAAATAAAAAAGCCACTTATAGATTTCAAGCTCGCTTTCTAATAATGAGTAGATCCGGCACTCTGCTCGACTCTATCAATCAATTTTATGAAGACCCAAAGCACTCAAAAAGTCTCCTCGATATCCTTGATAAAAAAGGGACTGTGTCTCTGAGAAATTTGGAATGGTTTATAACAAATTATTCAAAGAAGAGAGCCCTGAGTTACAAGACAACTGACGGTAAAACGTTTACAGTTCACTGTGCATACAAGTCAAGTTTGGATGGATACAGTAAAAAACTATTCGATCCATTTTGTCGGACTGACAAGTTTGAGTACACACCCCCAAACACAACTAAAACTGTTACAACAACAGTTGCGCAATTAAATTTCATTCGGTGGTGTATAAAAAATAACGTGATTGATTACATTTCCGAACACAAGAGTAATCTTTTTACAAAATCTGCAGAAACCCACCATTGAATGTAAGGGTAACAAGTCCCATATAATACATGTGCATTTCATAATCTTCGTGTTTTGCTTGGTTTAATATTGAAACGTCTATAAATGTTTTATCTGCCACCATCTTACTAAAGTCCATCGCACCTGTCAATGGGTCGTCCATGGGGTTTAGTGCGAATGAGTATGTGTAAATATTTCTCGTGGGGCATGACAAATTGGCTGATAGTGTCTCTAAATATTTGTAATAATACGAAGTTTCAATTCTATCTTGTTTTGAATCTTCTAAAAATCCGAGCTGTGACTGACCATTCATAAAGAACTTTGCATCCGACATGATTGGGTACAAGGCTTGCGTACTCAAACTCGTGCTTGTATTTGATGAAAAATTATATCTATTGAATATTAAGTCTCGTATTGTCGTTATTTCATTTTCAAGCACCTTGCGCCTAAAAATCCAGTGAAATGTTTCAACTGGTATATTTGGGACGAGATAATTCTTTATCCGTATCGTATCTTTTGGAATTTGTAAAACTGGCTGCCTTTTCACAGTTTCTATGAGAACTTTATGATCGACTGACTGTAAATATAATCTCTCCTCAGGGGTCAAAATGATTTGATCAAACACTAAATCAAAGTATGGTAAAGAACATTGATTTGTCGTGCCTGGGTACACGTCATTCGTATATGTGTCAGAAAAAAAAGAGACGGGTCGAAAGTCGAGAATAATTTTTATCTTTTGATTGAGAATTGCGCACAATGGAAAGAATGTTGAATCATTGTTTGAAAAGAAGAAATTCAATGGGATATACAAATCTATAGGTCCACTTCCAATATTTGGAGATCCTTCGGGATTTCCGCCATTTATGAGGTTTTGGAGACTCTGTTTTTGTTCATCGGATAAATACAATTGATCATGTATGACATTCCAATCGTCATAAATTTTTTCAATCTCTATACCGTCAACGGTAAAACTTATAGATTTCAATATAGCTCTTCCAATTTGATCACAATATGTTGAACCAGTTTGCGGGGAGTCCTCTAAAAATGGCATCGTGCATTTCAAATATATATTCTTTAAAAGATCCCCCATAGTTTGGGGCTTTATCTGATTGTCTATAACTATAGTTTGCCCAAATGGCCAATTGACAACAGTTGAAGGGATTTCAGACTCGCCGATGTATACACTCCACACATACACATTCGAATCGACGCATCCACCAGCAAGTAACGACCCATTCCATGCTGCAGATGTAATAGAGTTTGTGGCACCGTTCAGAATCTTTTGATTTATGCCTGTATATAACCCACCTGCAAAGGTCCACACATACATTTTATGGTCGTTGCATCCAGCGGCGAGTAAT